GAAGAGACCTGGTAGATATATTGGTAATATTAATACCATTGAATCAGAATCTCATATCCTTAATAATAGTAAGTTTGAATTATCTACTATTTCATGGTGTCCTGCACTATTGAAAATATTTGATGAAATTATTTCTAATTCTGTAGACCATGCAAAAACAGATGCTGGTAAACTATTAGACACTATTAAAGTATCTGTAGATAAAGATACTGGTGAAATATCTGTTTATGATAATGGGGGTATTGTTGTTCTTAAACATAAAGAATATGACCAATATATCCCTGAAATGATTTTTGAATTAAGAGCTGGTAGTAATTTTAATGATGATACAGAAGAATCTACTAGAATGGGAACACATGGTGAAGGTGCTGCATTAACATGTATATTCTCTAAATCATTCTCGGTTGAAACTTCTGATGGTAAAAATAAATTTATACAAATCCATACTGATAATAGTAGAACTAAAACAGTTCCTACCATTAAAAAATGTAAGGATAATTATACCATTATCAAATTCTTACCAGATTATGAAAAATTTAATATGGAAGGATTATCTGAAGATAATTATAAAAAGTTAGAGAAACGTGTTTATGATATTGCCGGATGTAATCCTAAATTGAAAGTCTATTTCAATGATACAAGAATCAATATTAAAAGTTTCCAAGACTATATTAAATTATATACCAATGATTATATCTTTGACCATAATAAATCCTGGGAAGTAGGGGTTTCTAAAAGTGATGGTTCATTCTCTCATGTATCATTTGTTAATAGTACAGAAACACTCGTGGGTGGTACACATGTTAATTATGTTGCCGACCAAATTATTCTAAAATTAAGAGAATATATTGAAAAGAAACATAAAATCACTATTAAACCATCTGAGATTAAGAATCATTTGAATATATTCATTAACAGTTCTATCGTTAATCCACGATTCAATGGTCAAACAAAAGAAGAAATGATTTCTGATGTTAAAACCTTTGGTTCTACCTTTGAAGTATCTGATAATTTTATTAAACATATCGTACAATCTACCATTGTTCAAAGTATCCTAGATTGGGCGGCTGCCAAAGAACAGGCATTATTGATGGCAGAATTGAAAAAGTTAAATAAAAAATCTGAAAAGGCTGACCCTAGTAGAATTTTGAAATTTGAAGACTGTGCTGAAAAGAAATTTAGAGATAAATGCACATTATTCATTACAGAAGGGGATTCTGCAGCCAAACCCCTCATAGGTGTCAGAAATCCTCAGAATATGGGTGTATTTGCCTTAAAGGGTAAACCATTGAATGTTGAGAATATTCCACCTAAGAAATTATTAGAGAATGAAGAGATTAAGAACCTATTAACCATCATTGGTTTACAATTAGGGGAACCTGTTAAATTTAAATCACAATTAAGATTTGGTAAAATTGTCTTTGCCACCGATGCGGATGTTGATGGTAAACATATCCAAGGATTATTGATTAACCTATTCGCCAAATTTTGGCCAGAATTGTTAACCACTCATCAAATGATTTATAATTTTAGAACTCCTATCATTAAAGTCACTACCAATAAAGAAGTTATAGACTTCTATGATGAACAATCTTATAATATTTGGAAAAAGAAAAATGGTAGTAAAAAAGTTACTGTTAATTATTATAAAGGCTTAGGTACTTCTACTACCAAAGAATTTAGAGAATATATCAATAATATTAATAATCATTTGGTAAAATATACCATTGATAATGATGATGATAAAGATTCTATCAAAATGGCTTTCTCTAAAGATGGTGCTAAGAGTGCTAATGATAGAAAAGATTGGTTAGATTTAATTTAAGGATTATTATGAGAGTTAAAGAATTTTTCGATACAGAATTTAAACAATATAGTATCTATGATTGTGTTAGGTCTATTCCTAATGTCATTGATGGTTGGAAACCATCTCAAAGAAAATGTATCTATGGTATCCTAGATAGAGGTGAAAATGCCTCAGAATTTAAGGTTGCCCAATTATCGGCACATATTGCTAATGTTAGTTCATATCATCATGGTGAAAATAGCCTTAACGAAACCATTGTTAAACTAGCACAGGATTTCACCGGTTCTAATAATATTAATTATTTTGAACCTGTTGGACAATTTGGGAATAGATTATCAGGGGATTCTGCATCACCTAGATATATTTTCACAAAATTAACAGAGAATTTTAGAAAATTATATAAGAAAGAAGATGATATCATCCTTAATTATATTGAATCAGATGGTCAATCTATTGAACCTGATATCTATATTCCTATTATCCCTAATGTTTTAATTAATGGTGCCAGAGGCATTGGTTCAGGTTATAGTACCAATATTCTTAATCATAATCCTAAAGATTTGGTTAATAATATCCTCACCATCCTCGATGGTAAAAAGCCTTCTACCATACTTCCATGGTATAAAGGATTTAAAGGCACTATTACAGAGAATAATAGACAGATTACATTCACCGGTATTTTAGAAGTTGTTAATACTACTACTATCAAGATTACTGAATTACCTATTGGATACTTCTTAGATGATTATAAGAAGATATTATTTAAACTGCAGGATGATGGGATTATTAAAGATTTTGAGAATCATTCCACTGATTCAACATTTGAATTCTTGGTAAATGTTCCTAGAACTACTACAACCTTAACACAAGATGATTTGATAACTAAGTTTAAATTAACATCTAAGATGACACAGAACTTCACATTATGGAGTTCTGATAATCATATTAGGGTATTTGATGATGCACAAGATATTATTGATTATTTTGTTGATTTTAGATTATCTAAGTATGAAGAACGTAGATTGAAATTAATGGAAATCTATAATAGTCAATATGATTGGTTAGTAGAAAAGAAGAAATTCATTGAATGGTATATTGTGAATTCTAAAACATTCTCTAGTAAGAATAAAAAAGAATTGGTAGAACTATTATCAGATAATGGTTTTATTAATATTACTGACCTATTAGAGATTAAATTATATAACCTTACTAAAGATGATATCCTAAAATTGGAAAATAATATTATTAAGATTGAAAATGATATAGCAGCATTGGCAAAGACCAATGCTGCTAAAATGTATAAAAAAGAGTTAAATGATTTAAATATCTAAATTATGAGTTATACATGTATTAACATCTTCGGGTGTTAATACTGTAAATCTGTATATAGCCGGGTATGCCAGTAGCAGAATACGGTAAAATTGCATGTTCGAACGTAATATCCATTAATACCTCCGTTGATTGCCGTTATATATAATTATTTATTAGTAGGTTATCCTACTAAATTAGTATACTATTATATTATAACGACAGCAACTATGGAAGTATTTAAATTTTATATGATAAACAATCATTAACATCATTAGGTGTTAATGATTTGAATTGTTCAAATAGTTCTAATGTATCACTACATTCCATGGTAAGACCATGATAATAATACCGATGGATTTGTTTACTATTTTTCATAATATACTTTAAAATCTTTTTCTTCATATGTTCAGAAATCATTAAATGGTTTTCTACTATTGTAAAATCATTTAATGATATCTTCAAATATTTGTCATATTCTGTTATATTTTCAAAATATTTAACAAAATAGTTATTGTTGAATTGCGTATATATCTGGATATAACCATCTATTCCAGTATCTTCACTGTTAAAACTTACTACCTTTACTGAACTATTCATAAAAAATCCTTGTTAATTACGCCATTAAATCTTCTGAATGAATATTGGCAGGGTCAAATTTCGCATTAATCGACCTAACATTCGAAGGATGGAATATAAAAATACTATCACCTAATCGTGATTGACGATTTTCTTTATCCTTCCATGATGCAGTATCATGAACATTTTTAATAATTAATGTATCCATACCCTTAGATTGGGCATAATATGCAAAATCATTGGTAGTCTCTAATTGTGGATATTTTTTAATATATAAATTATTCCAATTACTACCTTTAGCATCTACTATTAGAACCTTACCTTTTTTTATGAATAAAGGCATGATATTGCCACCTAAATGATAATTCCTTACCTTACCCCACCCATCAGTATCCTCGCCTGCGTAGGAGGCAGATACGACAGGATTTGAGGATAATACTAAGGCTCCCAATGGTGTTCCAGTATTTCTTGCACTATCCGATAGTCTAGGGTCAAATGATTTAAAATTATGAATTGTCCCATGATAGTAAACATGATGAATATCAAATCCTAAAGATTCTGCCCTACCATACCTAGCCTCTTTAGACATATCTAATCCTTCTGATTCTAAGGGTATTGGATATTGTTTGGTAATATCTTCAAATAATTCTTTAAGTTTCATATTTTACACCAGTTTAATAGGTCTAATAGCACAATATTCATCATTAGATGAATCAGAAAAGTATGTATCTATACGGAATTGATTATCGTTAAATTCATAATACCAATGGTCACCTTTTTTATTAGTATCCGCTGCCCAATAATTATCTTTACGTGATATTTCATATTCAGGAGGTAACAAGTTAGCATTATCATGAATGAATGTCCATTCATCCTTAGTAGGTACTTTCCAACCGGATAAACTATTAATATATTTTTCTGATTCTACCCAAACATCAGCTTCCCTGGCTAAGGATTTTGGTGATAATATCATTTTCTTATTTTTATAATCACCAATATAAATTCCACCATTAGATTCTGGATACTTTATATAACCATCGGTAGAATATTTACCATTTGGTAATATATTTTTAACGGCAATAACCCCTATTGATATAGTTTGTCTACCTTTTCCCATTATATTAAAATATTTATTTTTAGGATGTACCCCCACCTCATCAGTAGTTATTGTCCAATATGGGGAAGTATTTAAACTCTTATTTTCATCTCCCCAATTATTATCAAAATTCTTGGAAATGAAAGCCATCTCATCTATTGTTGGTAATCTCCAACCTTTTCCCAATGATTTACAATATTCAACAGCTTCTACATAGGGTAAACTTTTTTCGGTTTCCGGTTTTGCTAATATAATTTTATGACCCTGTAAAGTTCCTATATACATCCCATCTTCAATATAATTATCACTAAATTTCAACTGTTCTTCTTTATATCGTTTATAATGTTTATTTAATAAGGTATCTAAATGATTTATATATTGTGTTGATAAAAATACAGCTTGGTATGGTTCATTTCTATGAATAATTTTATTACCATTATCAACAAACCCCGCATATCCTAATGCTCTGAAAATGTTTGAACTCTGTCTACCACGGGGACTATATTTATGATATTCTACTTCTTGATACTTATCCATTTCATTACCAAGTTTTCTTTTTATCATCGTCTTATATTCATCACCACCATATATTATATTTGCCACAACATAAAATAATTTAGATGCTGGTTTATCTTGTTGCGCCGCATGCTCAATACCGTAATCAATACGGTCAATAGCATCAGGGTACATTTTTTTAATTTTATTAATATCCCTTTCTAAATCAGAATCTTTATATTGTGCAACATTTACCAAGTTACCCTTACCATTCCATTCAAATACCTGAATATATGGGGCATTACTTCTAAATGGTAATTTATCCAATGTTTTTACAGCATCTATATTATAAACGTGCCATATAGTTTGTAATGGATAACAATATATACCATTAGGTGTATCCCATGGTGAAGCAGGATTAATACCTACTTTGGGTTCATATGTCATAGATATATAAACATTAGGATTATCCTTATATTTCAATAATTGGTCATATGCCGATAATCTAGGATTTTTTTCAGGATTTCTACGTGCTTCTAATAATGGCAATATTTCTAATAATCTCATATTCTATACCAATTTAATAGGTCTAACATAATAATAAATATCATCCAAGGGTTTCTCACCCTCTGCAGGTTTCCACCCTGTTGATGATGTACCAAAATCAATATTATTATCATTATGATATTCAAATACAACATTCTTTGTATCATCATGTTTATATTCTTGATATGATGATGACCAATATGATACTTCATCTTTATCATAATTTAAAAATTTATAATCATCAGATAACATCTTTAAATTTCCACCAATCAGTACAAAATCTGGTTTTGATGGTATAACCCATTTACCAGGCAATGATTTAACATAGTCAACAGCATCCTGATAATAATTAAATCCTTTTTCATATTTCTTAGGTGATAATATTAAGGATTTACCATGTATCTCACCAATATATAATCCACCATGTTTAGTAGTTTCCAAATTTTTATTATATCTTACATAATCCTTATTTAATATAGTGTCTAAATGGTTTATATAATCAGTAGATAAAAAGAAGGCCTGTGTAGGCTCATTACTATGGATAATACCATCCCCATAATCTACCATACCAGCATATCCTAATTTTCTTAATATTTTACCAAACTTCCTACCAGAAGGACTATACTGATGATAATCAATTTCTTGATACGTATCCATTTCAGTACCCAATTTTCTTCTAGGTACCGATACAGGTTTTTCATCTTCACCAGATAATATATTAATAAGACTAAAAAATCTGGATGCTGGCTGTTTACTATAAGCCTTCGAAAATGCCTTCCCTATCATAGGTAATATTTCTTCTTTATATCTATCTGGTGGTATATCTTTAAATATCATTTTCATATCATTAGATAAATCTTGTTCGGTATAATCATGCACATCAATAAATTTACCCTTACCATTCCATTCAAATACCTGAATATACTTAGCACTACTAACAAATGGCAATTTTATTAAACTTTTATTTTTATCAAAATCATATATATCCCATACATATTGTAATGGATAACAATAGATACCCAATGGGGTGTTGTATTTCGATAATGGATTAATACCAAATTTTGGCAAATATGTCATAGATATATAAACATTAGGATTATCTTTATACTTGAATAATTGTTCATATGCAGATACTTTAGGATTCTGTTCAGGATTCTTACGTGCCTCTAATAGTGGCAATACTTCTAATAATTTCATCTCTTAATTAACCTCACCATTGCCTTACCATCTGCATAATAATCCATCTGTGAACCTGTCTGCATATGTTTAATCCATGCCATATCCCTATCATTACCCATAGTAGATGACCAATAGGCTGCATCTTTAAACAAATACCTATCATCATGAAATGTCTTTGTAATATAATTATAGATATATACCAATTCTTCAATTGTCGGCAATCTCCAATTCTTACTACCCTCCGCATATTTGATAGCATCAGCATGCGTCAAATATTTCTCCGATGATTTAGGCGATAATATAATCTTCTTACCTAAAAAAACCCCCATATCAAACCCATCCTCTGATGAGGATGGGTTTTGATTCAATTTATCAGGATTGGCATGATACTTATATAGATTTAACATTATTAATTACCCATGATGATAATATTTCTTAATTAACATATTCAAAAATGTCGTGTACTGTGGGAATTTTGACAAATATTCAATATCACCAGGTTTATTAACAATATTAACATTTTTCTCATCTTGAAATTCGTTACGTTCCAAATGTATACAGAACTTTTGATTACCAGCATTAATAATATATAAATGTCCAGAATGATTATAATCATCAAATTTATTTTCTGATTCTTTAGCACTAACACACCATGTAGTACCACTACCATATTCTATAGAGGTAGCTTCGTTCTTAGGAATAATAACCTTAAAATTGGGTGTGTCAAATAGAATATGAATATTACCTTCTTCCTGTTCAGCCTTTAATTTAGCATTTGACCATAATTCATTAGTCACATATTTGGTCTTCATAGGGTCATGCGTTACAGCATGCTTTAAATCTAATACACTATAATGTGATAAATCTGTCTTCTCAATAACACCACGTTGTTTCAATTTTTCAAATTCTGCAATATCAGTAGTCAATTCATGAATATCACCCATATGGAAATGTTGACCAATATACTGATTAATTAACCATTCAATATACTTTTTACCAATATTAGCAGATAAATATTTTACCAAATCTACAGCATTACTAAATTGTGGTTTATTAGATTTATCATTATTATATGCAGTCATAATCTCTTTTTCAAACTTCTGACCTAAAACATCCTCTTTAGCCTCTACTATAATATTCCAATCTATCGGCATACCTGCCAATTCTAATAATCTATTTAAATCTTTCTGCATTATGATAATTCCCGTGAAGAATAATATGAATTCAATTATTTATCATTGTTTAAGGGTAAAGATGGTTAGGATTATTAATATTAATATGATATTGGTTATTATCATTATGATGAAACCATTAAGATGATTAAAAGACCATTGATGTTGTTATGGTTATTATCATTAGGATGAAACCATTAATATGATTAAAAGACCATTGATGTTGTTATGGTTATTATCATTATGATGAAACCATTAAGATGATTAAAAACCATTGATGTTGTTATGGTTATTATCATTAGGATGGTAAAGAGAGAATAAATACCGTATTGATATTTTAAAATAGGTTAAAACAATGAAAACACAATTATTAGTAGAAACATTGACACATGATGAATCCAATATGATTACTGAATCATCTACAGATGGTAAAAGTTTATATGTGTCTGGAATAATGATGCAAGCTGAAAAACGCAATCGTAATGGACGTATTTATCCATTATCCGAAATGTCTCGTGTAGTCGGTCAACTTCAAGAAAACCTTAAAACTTCTAATGGATTTTTTGGGACCTTGGACCATGAAAATACATTACAAGTATCTAGTGACCGTATTTCACATGTTATTACCGAATTACGAATGGAAGGTAATGATGTATATGGTAAAGCTAAAATTTTATCAACCCCGATGGGGCAGATTGCCAAAGTATTAATTCAAGAAAGTGGTGTTAAAATGGGTATGTCATCTCGTGGTAGTGGTACATTATCACCGGATGGCGTAGTTTCCGACCTAAATATAATTTGCATAGATTTGGTTTCAACACCTTCGTGTTCAAGTGCCTATGTATCAGGCATTTATGAAGCATTAGATGATTCGGTCAAAGGTCGTCATATTCTTACATTAGCTGAACAAATTCAAGAAGATATAGATGCTCAAAAATATTTAGTTACCGAATTGAAACACTGGATGAATAGTTTGCTAAAAAAATAATATTCAGAAATAAAAAAAACCATCTTAACAATTAAAAATTTATGGTTAAGATGGTTTTTTATTATATTTGTGATATAATGATAAATATATATGGATTCGCGTAATTACCAGTTACCAATCCTCTAACCTTTTTCAACCTTTAAACATTCGGAAGATTAGCATGAATCTATTTATGTGTATTTTTACATATCATTTATTATTTGTCAATATATTCCTAATGTTTTACCAATTTTAGGATATATCTTATGAATACCATAACAACTCCATATTTCTATATAATTCGCCATACCACAACATTAAAAATGTATGCAGGATGTAGATTTGCAAAAAAATGCCATCCATCAGAATTATTACAACCAAATGGATATCATACCTCTTCTAAAACTATACAATCTATAATAACAAGTGAAGGTTGTGATGCTTTTGAAATTTTAAGAATCGATACCAATTTAGATGGGTTATCAGCATCTGATTATGAAGCAGCTTTTATGACTACTATAAATTGTGCCATATCTCCCGACTGGTATAATAAACATAATAATGTATTATCGTTTATACATGATAGTAGTAAAATGTTAACTTGTGAATATTGTAAAATATCTATCCCAAGTTCCCCTAATTTTATTAAATACCATGGAGATAATTGCAAAAATAACCCAAATCGTACATCAACGATATACACATGTGATTATTGTGATTATACGTCTACCGATAAATCCAATATTACAAAATACCATAATATTAAATGTAAAAAACATCCTGATTATATACAACCACAAATAACATGTAAACATTGTGACGTAGTCTGTAAAAGCATTGCATCATATAAAGTTTATCATGGGGTAAAATGTGCAAAAAATCCTAATCGTGTATCTACATTCAGTAAAACCTGTGAACATTGCGGGAAAGTCTGTACGTTACCAAGCCAATATACTAGAAATCATGGTGATAAATGTCCGGAAAGTCCTAATTACGACCCAGTGTTATATCATTGTGAGTTTTGTAATATTGATGTTAATGATTTGACGGAGTATAAAAGATATCATGGAGAATCATGTAATAGTAATCCAAATAAAATAAAACAAGTATTTTATAAAACTTGTGAATTTTGTGGCCATTCATGTTCATCAAAACTATTATATACTAGAGACCATGGTGCTAAATGTTTAAATAATCCTAATTATGAACAACCTACCTATCATTGCATATATTGTAAAAAAGAAGTAACGTCATTAACAGCATACAAACGTTTTCATGGTGAAAATTGTAAAGAACATTCAAATTATATCCCCAGTAACGATATTGAATGTAAACATTGTGGTGTAAAATGCAATAAATTAAATTATAGCCAGTATCATGGAGATAAATGTAAAAGTAGTCCAAATTACATTAAACCGGTAATTGAATGTGAATGGTGTGGTTATGAATGTTCTACACAATCCGCATATACTAAACGGCATGGTGTTAAATGCAAAAAACATCCTGGATATAAACCAAACATTTATAAAATATGTGAAGCATGCGGAACAATATGTGAACATGCTACCCAATATGCAGAACATGGTGTTAATTGTAAAGAAAACATTACTGACACCTATTGTAAATATTGTGATACTACTATTAAATACAAAAAAATATTTAAATTATCTCATGGTGATAACTGTAGTAAAAATCCTAAAAATATAACGGTATATAAATGTGGAGATTGTGGAGCCATATTATCTACGGCAGGTAGTTATAAAAGACATAAAAAAACATGTAAATTTAAATATGTTATTTTAAAAATAGTATCTATGTGTGATAAAGATACCATGAATCTATTATTAGATTATCCAATTACTAATAATAAGATTAAAGTCAATAAATCAAAGAAACCAATAAAATATGATACTACCAAAAAAAGAGGGTCTATGTATGGTAGACGTGGTGCTGATAATCCAAATTATGGTAAAACATTATCAGTTGAACATAAAAAGAAAATTAGTGAAGGATGCAAACAAAAATTGGCATTTATGCCAAAATTAAATACTGTTGAATATCATTTAATAGACCCAGATGGTAATTTACATATTGTTACCACTGGATTACAATGTTTCTGTAATGAACATAATATATCAGAAGATATTATTAGGAAACATACGAATAAAGGTATTATACCAACTATTAACAGTAGTAGTTCTACCGAAAAAAGTAGAAATACTTATGGATGGTCATCTGTAAAAATTGGAAAGGTTAATATAAAATCCTAGCATAAAAAAAGCCCCGCAATGCGGGGCTTTTTCAAATAATTTAAATTATTTAACTTTTTTTTCGTCTTCTTCTTCATCATCATCATTTTCAGAATCAGATTCGGTTTCCTCATCATCAAAATCATCATTTTCACTAGAAGATTCATCCTCAAAATCTTCATCCTCATCTTCTTCATCTTCTGATGATTCTTCACTATTTTCATCTTCATCATCCATATCTGACATTTCTTCATCATCTTCATCAGATTCAATTAATTGAGATAGTTTAGTAGTGACGTATGAATGGAATACTGTTTCAGCTTCGTCGAAATTTTCCTGAACGATTGCATCCATCATTTCTGCTAATTTTTCTTTCATATTTTTAAGGCTCCGTTAACGGTTGTATATAATCATGATAATATATTTATATCAAAATGATTACGGTATGATTTTTTGATGTATTTATATTATAAATATAGGATACAAATTATCATTAGGGTAAAAAAGATGGCTGAATTGAATGACCAATATCTAAATAGTTTAAGAGTTGCATTATTCCAATTTACGAGGGAATCTAGTAATTTTACATCAGTATTGTCAGAAGTATTTGATAATTTAAATACATCATCATCACAATCATCCAGACAAATTGATAATAGTACCAAATCTGTTAAAGGATTTGGAGATGCTATTTCATCATCATCTACCTATTTAAAAGATTTTAAAAGTTATGTATCTAATAATAGTAAGAATATAGCAGAATCCTCTAA